GCCAAGTTCCTCATCCGCGACATCGCCCTGGGCCTGAATCTTCCGCCCGAGTTTGTCTACGACCCAGCCTCCGTCGGCGGGGCCGGCATGCGTTTTGTGGTGGCCAAGGCCCAACGCCGGTTTGAGCAGCGCCAACGCCTGCTCATTGACCGCTTTTGCAATAAAGCGTGGCGCTACTTCATCGCCCGGGCCATCGCCGCCGGGGATCTCCCTGAGGTGCAGGACTACGACCGCGTCTCCTGGCAGACGCCCAAGAGCCTCACCGTGGACGCCGGCCGCGAAGCCCAGCAGTCCCGCGAGGATTACAAAGCCGGCCTCGTCACACTTTCCGACTACTTTGGCGAGCTGGGCCTGGACTGGCAGGAGCAGGTGGATCAGCGCAAGGCAGAGGAGATCTACGTTTCCGGCGGTGCCGGCACGCGTCCCGATGCGCTGATCACCAAGATCGGCGCCGGAGCCGCCAGCAGCCTGCTGGGGATCCTGCAAAGCCTGGCCGTTGGACAAATCTCCAAAGAGCAGGCCGTGACCATCCTGGTCAGCATCTATGGATTGACCGAGGACGATGCAGATAAAATTGCCAGCCAGGCTCCGTCTGCGCCTGCACCCGCGGCTGTTTCCAATACTGGAAACACAGACGCACAAATTGATCCGGCTGAGCTATCTTCAAACGGGCCGGAAACAGCCGAGGAGCTCAAGGCCGAACTGCAGCACCTTGATGCCGTTGCCACCCAGTCCGCAACCATGCAGGCCAAGGTGGAGGTGCTGCCGTCCAAGACCGAGGCCTTTACCATGAAGGACGATCCGGACTATCAGCTTTCCGACAAGGAGCTGGACATGGTCACCAAGGCCGTCGGCCTTAAGGATAAAAAAAAAGTAAACCGCAAACGGCCGAGCTAGCCGTCCCCACCGCCGGCATGCGGGCCGAGGCCCGGCGCGGCCTGAAATGGCGGCGCCAATACAATCGAGGCGGGACCGCCGTGGGAGTCGCCCGGGCTCGCGACATTGCCAACGGGAAAAACCTTTCCGATGAAACCATCGGTCGCATGGCCAGTTATTTTGCCAGGCACGAGATCGACAAGCAGGGCCAGGGATGGAGCCCGGGAGAGCCCGGCTATCCAAGCGCCGGCCGGATTGCCTGGGCCTTGTGGGGAGGAGATCCGGGGCGCACATGGGCCAACGCCCAGCTGCGAAGGATTCGTCGCAATGATTAAGCTGCTTTTTCTTTGCGGGCTACTTCTAGCCGGGTGCGAAAAACCAAAAAACATCTCCACCGGCCTGCCTGACTATTCCGATATGGGCGCAGCGGCCGACGCCGGACAAACCACCAGCCATTGACATTTTCGTGGCCGGTATGGCCACCAAGCTCAACAACGTCTCCATCCTGACGGCCGGCGAGGCCAAGGGTCACAACCTTCTTATCGACGATACCAGCCTGCAGCAGGCGCTCGCCGTCGCCCAGTCCATGGGCCGGATCAAGGTCACCAACGGCCACGGCGCCCAGCAGGTCATGGACATCCTGGGCTACGTCGAAAACTTTAAGATCCAAGGCAACCGCCTGCTCGGCGACCTGACCCTGCTGGATAACGACAAGGCCAGCTACGTGGCCAGCCTGGCTAACATCATGCCCGATCAGTTCGGCCTCAGCCTCACGTTCTCCGGCGTGCCCGAGGACAAGGAGGACGGCTACCGCTACGCCCGGGTGACCGAGATCTACGACGTCTCCGTGGTGACCACCCCGGCCGCCAACCCCGCCGGCATGTTCAGCCCCTTTTCCCGTCCTACAGTTGACACCTTTTCAAAACCTCAAATGGACACACCCATTGTGGAAACGAAAAAAGAGGAGCTGAGCGCACCCGCTCCGGCCCCCGAAATTAAGGCCGAAACCCCCTCCGTCACCGCGACGGAAGCTCCCAAGGCCGAGCTGGCCGAGGCGCCCGCCGCCGAGGCACCCGCGCCCGCCGTCGAGACCAAGGCCGCCGAGCCCACCATGGGCGATATCGCCGCCATGCTGGCCGAGGTCATCGCCTACCTCAAAAAGGACGAGGCCGAGGACGTGGCCGAAATGCCAGCCGAGGACATGAGCGCCAAGCCGGAAGAAAAAGCCGAGCTGGCCGCCCAGCCCGTCGAGGAAAAAACCAAACTTTCAGAAAAGGTCGAGAAAGATGCCGCGGGTGCGGCGCCCGTCCCGGCCCAACACGCGGACGCCAAAGTGTCGCGCGCCGAGATCCTCACGCAGTTCAACCAGGAGCAAAGCCCCGCCAAGCGCGTGGCCCTGCTCCGCAAGCTGGGCGTCTAACGCCCGAAGGACAATAACATGGCCAACACACTCGGAACGACCAATGCCAATGTGATCGCCCAGCGCGCGCTGGAGATCCTGGTTGAGGATTATTCGTTCCTCCGCAACAGCGTCACCGACTTCTCCGACTCCGCGGCGAAGTACAACGCCTCCATCTACACCCACCGCGTCAGCGCCCTGACGGCCCAGGACTACAGCCAAGCCAATGGCTACGTCGCCACCGCCGCCACGCAGACCGACGTGCAGATCACCCTCAACAAATTCAAGCACGTCAGCTACGACGTGGACGACCAGGAGCGCACCACCTCCAACATCAACCTGATCGAGCGTTTCGCCGGCGCCGCCGCGCACGCCCTCGGGTTGCAGATGGTGGGCGACCTGCTCGCGCTCGTCACCAGCTCCAGCTACACCAGCGCGATCACCGTCAGCTCGGCCTCGTTCAGCTACGCCTGGGCGGTCTCGGCCGGCGTGATCCTCAACAACAACAAGGTTCCGACCAACGACCGCTACGCGGTGCTCTCGCCCGCGTACTTCGGCACGCTCCTCAAGGACAGCAACGTGGTGGCGAATCCGCAGATCAGCGGCGACGCCGTCCGCAATGCCGGCCTCGGCAGCGTGGCGGGATTCAACATCAACCAGTACTCCGCGATCCCCAGCAACGGCATCACCCTCGGCGGATTCTTCGCTCAGCGGGAAGCCCTGCTCATCGCGGCCCGCGTTCCGGAAGTGCCGTCCAACGTCACGATCCCGGGCGACATCTCGGTCGTCACTGAGCCCCGGACGGGCCTGTCCGTCCAGGTGCGCGAAGCCTACTCGGTGCAAACCGGTAAGCTGCAGCGGACCTACGCGCTGATCTACGGCGTGAAGGCCGGCGAGACGTCCAGCCTCGTGCGGATCAACGGAGCCTAAACTCCTTGGAAGGGGCGGCGGATTGAGCAATCAGTCCGCCGCCCTTTCTCCTTACTGAGATCCTCACATGGCCGAGTTCGCAGATTGCCTCAAAGACGCCCTAGCCGTCGCCTACGACCAGTTCGGCACCTCCGCCACCTTCGGATCCACCTCCGTCACCGGCGTACTTTCCACCGTTACACGCCGGGAAAACCTTGAGCTCCACGGCTACGATCTAGACCTCAACGCCACCTTTACCGCCGACAAGGCCGTCATGACCACGCCGCCGTCCATCGGCACCACCGCCCTGATCAACAGCGTCACGTACCGCGTCATCAGCCTGGATACCAACCACGCCTGCTACGTCATCGGCCTGCGCGAGGGTTAGACGCCATGCCACGAGATCCTCAACTTTCCATCTATCTCATCGCCGGCAACGAGGCCAAATACATCGGCCGCTGCCTGGACGCCTTTTCCAAATACGCGGACGAGCTCGTCGTCTGCATCGCCCGTGGCGGGCTGGATGACGACGGCACCGAGGAGATTGCCAAAAGCAAGGGCGCCAGGATCGTCCACTACAAAAACGACCCGGCCAACGCCGCCTGGCCACACGTTGATCACTTTGGCAAAGCCCGCCAAACGGCCCTGGAGGCCTGCAGCGGGCAGGTTGCCATGTGGGTGGATGCGGATGACCTTCCTGCCGCCGGCCTCAAGGAACGCCTTGGAAACGCAATTAAAACCCTGCAGGAGCGCGAAAAGGTGGGCATCTACGCCGGCGTCTACGCCGTGCTTAACGCCAAGCTCAACCCAGTTCGCGAGCGCCTGGTTAAGCGCCTGCCGGACGGATCGTGGTCCGGCCGCTGGCACTACGCCGTGCACGAGGCCCTCTTGCCTTTGCCAGGGTTTGAAGTCGTCGGCGAGCAGAACCCGTGGGTCGAACACCACGTGGATGGCTACAAGCCGGCCAGCGCGGCCCGCAATATGCGCATCCTGGAAAGCCAGTTGAGCGAGGCCGGCAAGTATGCGTACTACCTGCAACAGGAGCTGTTTCTTTCCGGCCAGCGGGACAAGTCCTCCGCCTGGTCCCACGTCTCCGCGCTCTGGCCCACCCAGGAGCCCACCTTGCGGTACGAGAGCTGGTGCAACTACGGCTCCGTCCAGGCCACCACCGAACAGCGCATGGCCGCCTACGCTCGGGCGCATCAGGCCAGCCCCGGGCGCCGGGAGGCACTTTACTA